CTGAATAATCTAACTGCTGATAAATCTTTGTAAGGTTAAACAACGAAGATTTACTTTCATCTCTGAACGCATGAGATTCAGTTCTAGGAAACTGCCTATAAAATTCGTTAAGAGCATCGGGGTCATTTTTCAATGACTCTACCTCAGCTTCCCAATAATCAATCGCTCCATTCCGAATAGGTCTATCGTCAATACCTCTTACTTCTTTTTTAGGAGCTTTTAATACAGGATGCCCGTACCGGTCAATAAACCCTTCCATGTTGTATTCCATAGGAATAAACAAAGAATACATACCGCTCTTAGTTTGCCCGTTTGCATTTCTACTTTCTAAATTTGAATCTTCATAAAGTTTTTTAAAGTTGCTACCACCCTTGCTTAGAGCATTGGAGGTAGAACCCATAAGGCACTTGCCTATAATACGGCTACCCAATCTTAGACAAGTCTTGGTTACCCTCCAATTGTTTAAGATGTTGTTGGGCTTTACCCACTTACCACTCTCATCATGAACAAGAAGTAAAAGCTTTTCACCGTCATATGAGTTGTCGTCCGTATTCTTCCAATCGATAGTAGTGTCGAGACCGTCTAGGTCTTGAGCAGCCACCTCATGCATATTCTTTTTTGTAATCTTAGATGCAGGGATTCTAAAAGCTAGTTCTGTTTTAGGCTTATCCATACCATCCTGAATAGGCTTGTAGAAGAACGGTAGCCTGTTAGCTATAGGAACTACCTTATCCGTAAACATCTTCTTTGCGTCAGAACCTGTCTTAGAAAGTATCCCAACCCTTGAGTCCTTTGCGAGTGTACCTGTATTTACACATTCTGATGAACCCATATAAGAGAATCCGGAGCGTCTTATTTTTAAATAAGACATTCCAAAGCATCTGTCATCAGCCTTGCATGCCTCCCAAAAAATATAAAAAATCCTATTGGCTTCTCTAAAATCAGGATATCCTACATCAATAGATGCCCACTGCAGGTACATGTAATGAGCACCTGTTATATAAGTAGGAACTCCTTTGTTTATGAACCAATGTCCATTTTCTCTAGAATCAAACTGTGTTTCAATGTAATCTATCCATTCATTCTTAAATGAAGAAGGCATGTCATTCCACTGAAAAATAGATTGTATCCTATGCAAAGACTTAGGGAGTTCGTGACGAATCCAATAGTCCGGCTCAGGAGACAGCCCCTTAGGTGTTGGAGGCAACGCAATGTCTAAACCCGATACATTTATGATGTCACCAATCTGACCTGTCTTGGATATTACAACAACTCCATATTTTTCGTTGTATCCGTAATGCCAAGTCTTGGCCCTGTTTTTATTCGCAACAACAGCCCTAGGAATAAAATCCTTATGCTTGGTGTACAGCTTATTTTTTAGCTCGTTGTTCTGCAAATCCCTGCTTGCTATCGGTTCTACTTGAGTCTCCGGTAAGCAAGTTAAGCTCTTCTTGCTCTGTTTCTATCTTATTAAGGATATCAAACGCATCAAAGATGCATAGTTTCTTAGTGGCCGCTGCATTTTTTAAACGGTCTGCAGCTAATTCATCTTCAGGGTCAGGCTTAATAATATCCTCTTTTGCAACTTTAACAAGTTGTTCAACCGCCCTGTAACCTGCAGCAATTACTTGCTCTTTTAATGATTTAGAGTTCATAGGGAAAAAGCAATTTGGTGGTCATAAACCCTATAAAGTTTTTCATCGTCCACCAAAAACTCATACTCTGATTCAGGAGTGAAGGAAACTACATCCCCCTCGTTAATTCCGTTATCAATTAAATATTGATTGGGATACTTCATTATCCCCATAAGAGGCTCTTCGGAAGAAGGCTTAAATATGTAGGAGTTATCCGGTGGCACAGGCTTTACAAAGCAATATCTATCATGGGCATGCCAAGCTCCATCCTTCTTATACATAAAGAACTGCTCATTGTCTATCAAAAAAAGCTCTTCCCATAAATGGCTCTTCCCACTTTTTCTTTTTCCTGAGATGTCATTATAAAACTTAAATACATTGTGATGAACCAAAAGGATATCTCCTTTTTCAATTGGCCCATTGTATTCTAAGGGAACTGACTGAACTACGGCTAAGCGGTTAGAGGCTTTATGGTTTTCTTCGGAGGTACTTGTAACAATTTCAACCTCACCCATAACCTTGGTGTTGTCGTAACGTTTATTTCCGAAGGGTGTAGCTATAAAACAAGTTGGTGATTGCATTAAAATTCAAGATTGTATTCAATGGCTATAGGCATTGTATCTCTAAATTGTTTCCACAAAAAGATTTCATCTTCTCGCTGAATCCAAATAAATATAGACCCATCATCCTCCTGACGGATATGATGTATGCGATAACTACCACCCAATACCTCTTGCCCCACTAAATAATGAAGTGCTCCGCTTTTAGCATCAGGGCCTACTGATATCTTACGGATGTCACTTTTCATTTATCGAACTGCAACAACGGTTGCGTTAACATTGCCCACTATCACACTAAAGGAAGTATTAGAGCTTAAGAACACTTCAAAGTAATCAGCTGTTGTGGCAGTCTGAATAGTCTGAATAGTAGTGGATTTATAATCTGTTGCCGAAATAGTCTGCTCGGTATCAGCCAAAGCAACTCCATTCTTATAAAGAATAAAATTGATGGCAGGAGAACCCGCGACAGGCTCCGTAGAGACTACAACAGTAATAAGGAAGAGGTTGGTAGTAGCAGGAGTTCCCGAATCAGAATAAGTTAAACGATTATTTGCTGCCGTCCAATTAGAAGCTGACCCCTGAGTGTAAACATTAGCAAGAATTACAGGACTACCTGCGAGTACAGTGGTAGTACGAGTAGTAGAATACCCATTGAGATGACCGGAACTCAGAGCAAAAATGCTACCAATAGTATAGTTTTTGGTAATGTTGCTATCCTCAGCATCAGTTCCAATCACATAATCAGCAAGGCTGACGGACGAATCAATAGGGTATGTACTAATCTTAGCCATTTTCTTTAGGTTTAATTTCTCCCGTTTCAATATTCAAGGTAATGTCGTCTCCATACTTTTTAGTTATAGAGTTTTCTACCTCAGAGAATTTATCTTTTAAATCCTTTAACGAAAGAAGAGTCTCGGATTTTTGAATTTCAAGGTCTGCAAGGGAAATTTTAAATTGGTTGATTTCCTGAAGAGACGTTCGCAAACTCTGAAGTTCTTCAGAAGTGAGCTTGGTAGGCTTGATTTTTTTAGCCATTGTAAATTAGATTAGATTAGAATTAAGACAAAGATACAAATTTACTTCCTACGGTTTTTACCTAGAACTACAGCTTGTAAGATTCGCTTCAGAACATTAACGACTTTGTCGTCTTTCTCTGTTTCAGTCAAAGCAGTAATTGTTCCTGCGGCAGTAATTAAGGCGAGGGCGAGTTCTGCCCAATTTTGTGTTATAAACTCCATAACTTATTTGTTTAGAAAGCCGAACTTCTTTTCTACTGAAAAAGAAGGACAAGCTTTAGATGAATATTCGTTGTGTCCATGAACACTTAAGTAACCAAATGTAAGTCGTAAACTTTTAACTAGTTCAACAAACGATATCTCTTGCTCAACGGTCATGGTGTCTTCAGGATTTAAATCCTTATCCACTCCCCCAACATAACAGACTCCAATAGAGTCTTCGTTTTCTCCTGATACATGAGCACCTTGAATAGAAACAGGGCGACCAATCTCTGTTAAGCCGTCAATATGAATTACATAGTGGTATCCAATATCTGACCATCCATTACCCTGAGGGGGAGGGTCTGTATGCCACTTACGAATAGTGTCCACACTCACCTCTCTACCTTCAGGGGTAGCAGCACAGTGTAATATGATACGCTTTAAATCCCTCATTGAATTCCTTTCTTGGCAAGCAAAAGCTTTATTTCATTCACACCATCAAGCAAAACATCTAAGCTTTGCTGAACTCGTGTTTCTTGCTTTTCTAAAGAATGCAATCTGCTTTTTACTTTGGTGAGTTCGTTTTCCATCTTCACGTAAGTTCCGATTATCCCACCAACTGCACCCACCGCTACACTAATCAATTCGTAATTCATCACATTAAACTTTGTATCGTTTCTA